AAAAACTGTAGTTAGCTCGTACTCAAAACCATCACGCTGTATCGGAGCAAGTCCAACTTTTTGAATTTTCTTTTTTCCACCTTCATCGCTGATCGAATAGTCTTGTTTTGATCGCATAGTGACTATGACGTGCATAGGGCTACTAACTATAGTGTTGATAAATTTTTCTTGCTTGGGCGTCATCTTAGCCCAGTTTGCAAACGAATTGCCGCCTCTACTGTCTAATTGCTCTTTTTGATTAAGAAGACCGCCTTCTCCGGCCCAGGCATGCGAGATAGAATCAATAATGACTAACTCGTACCCTTCTTTTGCCGCATCATTTAAAGCTTCTTGGTATTTTTCGGTTGAATATGGAGGCCCTATCTCTAAGACGTCGAAATTAAATTGATCAGAATAGAGACTCGCCGAGCCTCTCTCGCTATCTATTAGTGCGGTTTTTAACCCTAAACCTTTTGCTATTCTTAAAGCAGAGTAAGTCTTTCCAGAGCCGGATGGTCCTGAGAATCCTAGTCTAAGTTTAGATTTCTTTTTTTCAGCTTTTTTAAATTTGCTCATTTAATGATTCCTTCCTAGTGATCGGGCTTTTATTTAATTGACCGGATGAAATGCAATATAAATGAAAAATTTTTAAAGTCCACATTAAAAAAAGACCTGATATTAAGCATCAATAATTATTTTTTTAGAATTATATAGAAATCTATAGAATATTGATTAAGATCGAAAGCACCCGAGTTAACAGCTCGGGGTTTCTAAAAAGTCCGTAACTCTTACTTACGTCTTTCTTATAAGATGCTCTACTAGAGTACTTTTTAAGTCAAGACAAGTTTTATTTACTTCTTTTTTTAAACCCTGAAAATTTTACTTGGGTCAGACTAGTATTCGGGACCGTTAAAAATTCTACTGCCTCTATGGTCGTTTATAGAAATGTAGGGGAGGAGCCTCGCCCACTGAGGGAGTTCAAGGATTGAACACAGGCTACTCGGCATCGACAACGTATAAGAGCCGAGCGGAAGGCCAGCGTACTAGATCGGACATTAAGAGACTGAAACAAAAAATAGGAGTCTCTAGCTGGGTACTAAGCGTCAAACTGCGAAGTTTGAAAACGGTATCATTGAAAATTCTACTTCGACAGGACATGGAGGTAGACATTTTCTTTGGAGCTGGGAAACATCACATCACCAACAAAGTTTGAAATAGTAATAATAAGTTGTCGTACAATATAATTATGAACTAAAAAAACTAATCCCAATTTTAAAAAAAGAAAATAAATTGAATTAAATGTAGGAATAGGACCCAGCTAATCGGTTATTAAAAGCAAATAATGGACTTAATCCAAAAAAAGATTTTCTTTTACGTCCTTGATTATTTAATTAATCTCAAAATGAGAATTGTATCCATTCAATTTTACAGATGAATATAGTATTATTAAATAATATATGTTTACTGTTTATAAAAGCTCAATAATTGGATATTCTACAAATGGCAATTATGCCAAAACTAAGAAGGATGGTGTTACATGAGTAAATTAAGTTGGTCAATGACCGATAAGACTACGATGATTAAGAATATAGCTAAGGCAGAGAGAGAAGTCTTAAATGCTAAGGGAGTAAATAAGAAAAAATTAGCTCGATACATTAGCTATATGAAAACAGCCCTCAAGAAAAAAGGCGTCAAGGGGAAAATAAACACCCTTCAACCTAAACTTAAAAATCTAGAGAAAGCCGTAGAAGTCCCAAGTTTTGATGACGTTTTACTTCAAAAAATTATAGATTTAGTTACTGCAGATAAAGAGCTTTTTTTAAAGTTATCTGATAAAGTAGTAGCAAGCGAAAGTGCAGAATTTTCTACCGATCTAGTAAAAAGATTAGAAAAACTAGGCCCACAAGAAGTAGCCAAAGAAGTAGCTAAGAACAAACCAAAATCTAAGAATAAGGAAAAAACTGCTTAATATCTTTTTTTGATAAGAGAGTCTAAAACTAATGTCCAGAATATCCCACCAAATATTTTAAGGCTTGATTGACCTAGCGAAAATGCTGGGTCAATCATTTTAAAAGCTATCCAAGGAAAGACTAAGGAATCAATAATTGCTGATACGATATTAGAGGCATTCATTTTAAAAGCCCTAGAATGACCTTTAAGGACCTGATAAACTATAAAGTCAAAACTTCCAGCTATAAAAAAAGATGCGCAGCTTGCTATTGCAATTTGTTTTGCATCCTTATTTATTAAATAACTTATCATTGACCCTGAAAAAATTAAGACAAACATCTTTAGACCTAGATTTCTATTGGTCCAACGCTCGTGTAGAATGTCTCTACTAGTTAAGTCGAAAGGAATTAATAAAAAGGCACTATAATAAAGGGCTATAGCTCCGAAGGCAGTTACCGAGAGGTTAGCCGCAACGATTGCAAATAGGTAAGATCCAATTAATAGGTAGCTCAAGAGTATCGTCCTTCTGGGGTATTTAAAGCCTCTATGACTGCGTATTCGAAAGACCTTCCGTCATCATCAATGCCAGCCTCTTCTTTTAATCGCTCTTTCCATTTCATCCAAAGATTAAAAGTCTCTTCAGGTATCTTAAGGAAAATCTTTTTTTCGTTTCCTTCGCCTTGTCCAGTCCCTTCTGAACCTTGGTCTCCGTCTGGTGGCTCGTACTCACTGTTAGCGAGCATTTTCATGGTCTCTAGAGCCTCTTGAGTATCTGGTAAAAAGCTTGCTAATGTCGCCATATCATATTCAGTAAAAACGTAGCTCTCATAAAGGTTTGCTAATTTAAGTTTATCATCGTCAAACCAATTTTGATTTCGCTGCCTAGTTACTATCACAGCGTCAGCCAGCGAGAGCGGGCCAAAATTTTCAACGGTGATCTCTTTCCATTCAAGCCTCTTAATCGCATCTAACCTATGATTCCCGTCCATAACCTCTAAAAAGTTTTTACCATCGGTCTCAATCTCTCGGACTGCAAAAACTCCAGCACTGCCAGCTTTATTAATCGCATTCATTAAGGTCTGGATCTGTTCGTCAGTCCCATCGGTTTTATAATTCCAATCAGCTTTTATTAGATCACTAACTTTTACTTTTATAATTTGAGTTTTCAATTTTGGTCTCCCGCATGTTTTGTGTAGTCCATTAATAACATTTTAATTACTCCATAGTGAATTTCATCAGAATTAGTATTTTTATTTTCATAAAGTTTACCCATAGATTTTAAATTGTCTTTGGATACTTTTTTAATTTGTGATGTTGAAAATAGGTTAGTGGTTCTTGTTTGGAAAGACCAATTAGTAGAGTCACAAGAATAACAAAAAGAAAATTCTTTTAAAATCTTTAGGTCGGTGCATCCCAATAAATGGATCTTAGAGCCTTTCGATACTGCCTTACGAGTAATATAGCGACATAGCTTTAGCATTTCCGGACGACTAATATTAAATTTTAATTCTGGTATTGATATTGCTAAATAATTAGAGTACTCGATCAACTTGTCTGGGTTTCCATCTTCAAGATGATAAACATTTATAAGCTGCTTATCCGGCAATTGAGATTTCATGTATTTTCTGAACTCCCAAGCTATCTCACTAGAGAGTTTTTTTTGGACGTCACACTCAACAAAAGAGGCATTAGTAAAATCTGATAACTTAATATAATTTATATAACGAGCCATCCATGCATAAGCTATCTTTTCATTAAAAGGCTTATCCTTATCGCAACCAAACATTATTGAAAAAAGCCCAGAGTCAATAATTAAATGTCTAAACTTTTCATTTAAATAACTGTAAGACTCGGCAAGCTTATCGTTGTTCTTAGCTATCTGATGATAAGTTTGTAGAGTATATCTGACACCACAGTTAGAAAGAAGTTTAGCATTAGCAAAGCATCCGCTATCGGCGAAATGGACTTTCATATTGGTTTATATTCCACGATTGAAGAGTTTTCACCGTCTTCAGAAACTTCAATTATTATTTCACGTTGATAAAATATTACTTTTAAAAAATCTAAGATTGAAATTGCTATTTGCTCACATGAATAATCATTATAAGATCTATCAAAAAAATGTGTTTTTAAAATAGACTGAACTTGAAAATATTCTAACTCTCTTTCGTTATGGAATACTTGAATCTTAACCGAGCATTTAAATAAATGCCTATGTCTATTTCGTAAAAATGAAACATCATCAGGAGCATTAGGATAACTATGGAATCCTTCAAATTGCCATATAACTTTTATAGAAGTTTTAATGCTCATTTTATTAGTCTCATAAATTCCGATCTAGATACTTCTTCATGGAAAATACCTTTGATCGCACTTGTAATCATAGATGAATGTTGTTTAGAAATACCACGAGCGCACATACACATGTGCTTCGCCTCAATAACAACCATAACACCCTTGGGCTTCAATATTTGATCAATTGAATTTGCAATTTGCTGAGTAAGTCGTTCTTGAACTTGAAGACGCCGACTAAATACCTCAACCAGGCGGGCAAGCTTACTTAATCCTACAACTACCTCTCCAGGAATATAACCAATATGGACTTTACCAAAAAAAGGAATCATGTGATGTGAGCAAGTGGAATACATCTCAATGTCTTTTAAAATTACTATCTGATCGTAATCAATATTTTTAAAAGTAGTACCTAATGCAATACTTGGATCTTTTTTATAGCCACCAAATAATTCATCATAACTTTTTAAAACCCTATCAGGCGTAGAACTGCAATGTTCGCTGTCTGGGTCATCACCAATATACGAAATTATATTTCTTATTGACTCTTTTATCGAATCCCTAACCATTTGTAAGTCTGTAGACTGTATTTCCATTGTGGATGCTCCTTTATAAATTCTTGTATTGCTTCAAAAGAAGCATGAAAGGTATTATATTCGGGGCTTAATGTTAACCTAGTATAAATACTGCTTCCATAAATTGACTCGAATGCCTCTAAAACTTTAAAATCAAACCCTTCATCAACTACAACTTTTATTTCGTTAATCATGTGGGCGTTGAATGGATGGATAAAGTAGTCTGAGTCTTTTTTTGGGGAAATAGTTATCCAATCAATTCCACCAGGGACGGGGAACATGCCATTCGACTCAATAGCTATTTCAAAACCTAGCTCTTTCAACCACTCAATTACTTTAGGAGCATCTTTATTAATAGTTGGCTCTCCTCCAGTAATTACGGCAAATCGACTCTTCTCTAGAATAGCCTGAGCTTTAAATTCATCCTCACTCATTTTGGTAAAAGTATTAAACTCAGTGTCACACCAACTACACTTTAAATTACAAAATGGAAGTCTTACAAATAATGCACGTCTTCCACTATGAAAACCTTCTCCTTGAAACGTCCAAAATAGATCATTAATCCTTATCATAACTCAACCTCTACATAGCAGTTTTCAGTCTCCCAAAGAACTATCTTAAAAATTTCAATTCCATAGCCGTCAAAAATAAAAGGGCAAATTTCTTTTAAGAATACCTCAGCCATATTTTCAGCAGTTGGATTTTTAGATAAGATGAATAGAGGTTTCTTTTTTGGTATTCCATCTAGTGCTTCAATAGTTATTAAATCTTTTTCATAAAGGATAGTTGTATGGTCCCAATTTTCATCAATCCATTGTCCGGCTATCTCTTTTATTTTAGAGAAGTCAATGACTCTACCTATGGAGTCTAGTCTAGGTGCTCTAGCATGAATAAACATAACATAGTTGTGCCCATGCAGAGTTGCGCACTTCGACTCGTGGTTATGGACCCGGTGCCCAGAACAAAATTGTATTCGTCTTACTGCTGTTATCATTTAAACCTCTTTTTTAAATTGACTATCTATGTTAATATTAGTCAAGGTGAAATATGGCAATAAAGAACACTAGGAAAGTCGGCAGGCCCAGCCCTTATAAAAAAGAGTATGCCGCACAACTTAAAAAATATATAAACGAGAACTGGCAAGAGGGTGCCTCTTGGCGCTCGTTTGCTATTATTTTAAATGTTCATCCCGATACTTTAAGCGAATGGTCTAAAGTTCATTTAGAATTTTCCGCTGCTAGACAGTATTCAGAGGTATTTGAAGAGAAGTTTTGGGTCGATCTCTTAATAAAAGCAGGGACGGGGAAAGCCCCAGAGATAACGGAAACAAGCACGAAAATTAATTATAAAAAGAACGGGGATAAGACTACTGCCGAGCCACAATACCAATTCGTTAATAAAAGACCAGCGAAGATGAGCGTAGCTGCAATAATGTTTGCCCTTAAAAATAAATTTCCAGATCGTTGGAAAGATAAACAAGAAATAGATATGACTTCAGTTACTGAAGGCATCGAGCAAATGTCAGATGAAGAATTAATTAATAAAAGGAAAAAACTTGAAGAAAGACTTACTACATTAAGAAAAAAGCATGGCAAAGATAGCACATGAAGAGTTGATCCTATTAAAGTTTATGAGCGAAGAGTATCGCCGATATTTAATAGACGATCTTGCGGAATACGCACGATTTATGTGGGACATAGTAGAGCCAAAACGTGATTATGTTCACAATTGGCATATAGATGCTATCTGCGAGCACCTTCAAGCTGTAAGTAATTTCGAGATCGAGAATTTAGTTATCTCGATGCCACCACGCCATATGAAAAGTTTGCTCATAGCTGTATTCTGGCAAACATGGGTCTGGCTAAAAAAGCCAGAAAGTCGATGGATATTTTCATCCTATGCTAGCAATCTTTCAATTAGGGACGCTGTAAAGGCTAGACGATTGATTCAGCATCCACGGTACCAAGCTACGTTTAAACCTGACTGGAAATTTTCAAATGACGAAAATATGAAAACTAGATTTTCAAACGACGCGCTTGGGTATCGCATTACTACTTCAGTTGGTGGCGCTGGTACTGGTGAAGGTGGTGACTTTATCGTTGTTGATGATGCATTAAAAGCATCTGACGCTCATTCGGAAAATATGAGGAATAATGTTTCGACTTGGTGGAATGAAGAAATGTCAAATAGGGCCAATGACCCGAAACGGGTTGGCCGAGTTATCGTAATGCAAAGACTTCACGAGGACGATCTTGCTGGTATGTGCTTAAAGTCCGGTGACTATGAGGAGCTAAAACTCCCAGCAGAATTTACAGGCTCTACGAGAGTTACTTCGATTGGTTGGTCAGATCCAAGAGTCAAAGATGGTGAGCTGCTGTGGCCTGATCGATTTGATTCGGAATGGATAGCAAAAGAAAAAAGGAAACTAGGCTCTTACGCTAGTTCTTCACAATTACAACAGGACCCAGTTCCGAAAGGCGGCGGTTTGTTTAAAAGATTATGGTGGAAATTTTATACTGAACTACCAAAGACTAAGATTACTTTAGCTCAATTCTGGGATTGCGCCCAGAAACCCGGGATTACAAACGATTTTTCTGTATGTGCCACTTGGCTAAAAAGTATTAATGGATATTATTTAGTTGATCTTTATAGGGATAAACTAGAGACACCAGACCTTGAGCGCGCAATAGTATGTCAATTTTTAAAGTTCAAACCAAATGCTGTAGTAATCGAAGATAAATCGGCCGGCAGCTCAGTTATTCAATACGTTCGTCGTAATCAAAAATTGATACCAATAATTCCGTATGACCCAGGTAGTCGAGATAAAGTAAGTCGTGCAGCGGCGGCCACACCAATGATTGAATCTGGCAATGCTTATTTACCAGCGGCGACAAGTTGGCTAGAGGATTTCTTAATGGAGCACCAAAAATTTCCAAATGACACCCACGACGATCAAGTGGATACTACAAGCATGATGGTTGATTATTTCAATATTAATGTCGACTACAATCCAAGAGCGAGGTCCTTGTGAAGTTAATTCAAATGATTTCTAATTTATTTACTAAGCAATCAGAGGCTCGAATCGCATTGTCGATTAATAAAGTTGGACAGCCTATTACTTCACCGAAAAATTATGAAGGGTTTTCACGCGAGGGCTATGCTAAAAACGTAATAGCCTATAGATGTATTTCGATGATAGCGAAAGCTTGTGCCGGTATCAAGTGGGAGGTTTATCAAAAATCTAGAACTGGCGAAGGCATAGAACAGCCAATGAGTCCTCTACTAACTTTAATTAATAGGCCCAATCCGCTCCAAGGCCGTAGCGCATTCTTTGAGTCCCTTATCTCTTATTTTGTTATGACTGGAAATAGTTATATTGAGAGCGTTTCGCCGTCTGATAGGTTTCCACCGATGGAGCTATGGACTATGCGACCTGATAAAATAAGAATTATTCCCGGCCCAGATGGATACCCTCAGAGGTACGAATTTTCTGCAAATAATATTGTAAAAAAATGGGATATGAATCCGATCACTTTCCAATGTGGTATACTTCAAATGAAGACTTTCAATCCTTTAGATGAATGGTTTGGAATGTCGCCTCTCGAGGCGGCAATGTTAAGCCTAGACCAAAATAATCAAGGAAATAAATGGAATCTTGCTTTGCTTCAAAACTCAGCAACACCGTCGGGAGTAATAAAAGTTAAGACCTCAGATGTTAATCCGTCAGGCTCGCTAAGTGATGAGCAGTATGAAAAGCTTAAAGAGTCTTTGGCTGAAAACTATCAAGGCTCGCGTAATACCGGTAGGCCAATGCTTCTTGAGGGTGGATTAGAATGGCAACCTATGGGGTTTAGTCCTGTAGACATGAATTTCATTCAATCTAAATCGGTATCGGGTCAGGATATTGCTATTGCTTTCGGAGTGCCTGGCGAAATACTAGGTCTTGGCACTAAAACTTTTGCAAACTATAAAGAAGCACGACTTAGTTTTTATGAAGAGACTATCTTGCCAATTATGGATTTCGTCCAAACAGAGCTTAACAATTGGTTAGCCCCAAGATTTGGTGAGGGTATCTATTTAGAGTACGATAAAGATGATATTGAGGCTCTTACTGAAAAGCGTGATCAGAAATATACTTCACTTCAAAATACTAATTGGTTAACTCAAAATGAAAAAAGAGAGGCCATTGGATACGAGCCTGTAGAGGGTTGGGATGTATTCGTTATAAATAATCAAGCCGTGGAAATGCCTAAAGATTTATCAGTCGGATCCAATTTTTCGTCCCAAAATACGCAATTAAATGCCCCATTGCCTAAAAAGCCAGCAAGTGGAATCAATTTAGAAAATACCGATGAGACTAGTCCACCACCACCGGAAACTATTGAAGAGAGCAGCGATCCACGTGGACTGGAAATCAAACAAGTAAACCTCATTAATCAAAAAGAGAAAATTACCGCATGGAATAAGCTAAATCGAAAGCGAGCAACCTATATATCAAGTTTTTCAAAAGATCTTAGAGAGGACTTATTAGAAATGTCTTCCAAACTAAGAGAGGCTGGTCAGAATAAGCCACCTAAACTTGCTGAGTATGCAATGCTTAAGGCTATTGACGAGTTCATGCCGACCATTAGAAAAACTCTAGAGCGTCATATTAGTTATGTTGTCAAAGATTTCGGTAATGATTTCTTTAATCAGTATAAAAAAATTGGTATAGATACTGAAACGAAAAAAGTTAAGACGTGGGATTTTTGGGCCAAGGAGTACATTAAGACCCGATCTGGAAATTCTATCTCTGAAATTCAAGGAGCTACGACTAAAAAAGTTCAATCGGTTGTTAAGAGACTTGTTGAGTCCGCAGTAGTCGAGGGAGCAAGTGACTATGATATATCTAAAGACCTTGAGGACCATTTCGATGGGCTTTCAAAATCAAGGGCAATAACTATCGCAAGAACCGAAACGGGAATGGCCTCAAATAATGCTACGCTAGAGGCGGCAAAATCTCTTGAGATACCTAACCTTGAGAAAGAATGGGTAAGTGTTCAGGATTTGCGTACGCGCGACGGTGGAAAGACCGGAGATGATGCAAATCATCTTGATATGAATGGAATCCGTGTCCCTCTAGATGAAAAGTTTTTAGTACCACCGGATACAAGCATGGATGGACCTGGCGATGAAGCTGGTGGAGCTAGTCAAGTTATAAATTGTCGGTGCGTCTTGGTATTCAATAGCAGTCGGGGTGAATAATGGGTTTTGCGGGACCTATAAATAGGACTGGGCCCGAAGGCCCAACGGGGCTTGATGGACTTGATGGTAATGTGTGGCTTAGTGGGATAGGTGAACCAAACAATAACCAAGGTGAGCTTAGTGATTTTTATTTAGATACAGATGTTGCTGACGTTTATCAAAAATTAAATTCTGGTTGGATATTTAAGATAAACCTAAAAGGGCCAAAGGGTAAGGCTGGACCAAAGGGCGAAAATGGACCTCAAGGTCAGGCCGGTTTTTCAACAATGCAGATGGTAGACATGAGTGTTCAAGGCCAGATATTCACGTTTTATAATGAACTAAATGGCCTAGCCTCTGGAGCTACCTCACCAATACTTTCATTCACCGTACCTACTGGAAAGAAATTCGATCTACTATCAGTTCATTTTGACGGTGATAACGTAGCAAATTATTGGGTTTTACTTAATGCGCAAATAATAGGCCAGTATCGTACTTTTTGGTGTCAATTCGGTCGAGAGGTGCCATTCTATAAAAGACAAGGTTTAGCAGGTGATGTGTTCTCAGTAGTAGTTGAGAACTGGAGGCCTGAAAATTGTGATTTTAATGCTTCAATAATTGGAGATCAATATGAGTAATAAAAAATTAAAACTCTGTGCGCGTGGCATTAGGCGAGTAACTGCTAAAATCGACGGTGATCGGAAACGAGAGAAGGCAGTCAAAGACAAAGAGCAAGCTGATAAAGGGAATGGCAATAAAAAATGAAATACGAAATAAAAAAGCGTGAAGTTGAAATCATGAAAGTAGAGGCGGCAAAGGCTGACTACGAACTTAAGATCATGGAACGCCATGAGGATATTGAAAGATTGAAAGGCTCAATAGACATTCAGGATAAAAGAGTTTTACAATTAAAAGCAGAGATAGAAGAGTTAACTAGAAAAATTAAAAAATAATATGGGGGTTTTATGTCAGTAGACAGACATTCAGCATTGCCAGTTCGGACACAGGCCGATGCAGACGAAAGATTACAGTCGAAAATTATTGATTACCTTGTACCGGAACAAGGTATGGAAGTTGATACAGATAAGAATGCTCACGTTGAGGTGCATGGAAATAATCCAACAGGTGGCGACGAAATTCTAAGGTTATCAGAATTGGGCGCTATTACTCCAGACGGTGTTTACGACGTTGGAAATAACAGTAAACCTGGAAACGTAGGCGTTGTTGTTTGCACAAGAGCAGCCACACCTGGAGACGTAGAGCAAGTAATTAGACAGACAGGTATTGACGCCGGAACTGTTAATGCTGCCGATATTGCACTTCATGATGAGAGTGGTGTCCCTTACTCAGCATCGAACCCATTACCTGTTACATTAGCAGAGTCAGAGGGCACCGAAGTCCACGACTACGATACTCAAGCCGATGTTGCTAAAGACGCAAGTGACACGCATGAATATCCAGCGGTTGCGGATATGCTTATCACTGGATACCACGCGACCTCAGCGGGTAAGATGAAAGTAGTTGTAGCTGTTGAGACGGCTGTAGCGAGTGGAGTTTATAATAATAAATTCGTCCATTTCAACTCTACTGCTAACCCAGACATTGATAAGTTGTTACCAGAGCCAATCAAACTTTTGCTTGGTCAAAAGATTAGACTTATTAGAACAAACCGTGACCATGAAATTACAGATCTTTACAGCACAATTTCAGGTCACACAGTTTAATTAGGAGTTTTGTTTGGGTGATATATTAGAGAGCCGACAAAGTGAAGTTGTAAGAATAACGGGCGGCGATGAATCGCATGTTGCCGACGTTGTTCTTGAGGATAGCGTAAAGAGGCTTGCGACTACGGCGAAAGTTACAGTTCAAGCCTTACTCGCCTATGATGACTTCGCTGATACTTGGTTTAAAATTATAAATGCTGGTGCGCTTAATAATACCTGGAGAATTCAGATCGTAGCAGGTGCTTACGACTCAACTTCTCCAGACAGAGACCCAGTAGCTACAGACGTTACGATCACAGTGACAGCTTTAGAGGTTGGCGATGAGATGGCTCTACGAGACAAGATAGTTGCCGCCTTAAATGCAAACGGAAACTTCTCGCCGTATTGGAAAGCTTCAGTAATTAAAGACAACCCAATGGTCCACGTCACATCTAAGAAAATAGGTGATGAGGGTGAGCGACCCGTAACAGGTGACTTTATTGTTACTGTAACAGGTATTGCAGCATTCGATTACATTAATGACGATAACCGCAAGATCATTCGTCGTGGTAAAGCAAATACAGGGGTGAAAGATCCAAGAGATAAGAGGTTCGTGACTTTCGGTATATCGGGCGAAGTGCAAGCCGTGCCTGGCTCAGTCGGTGATTTGTTAATAGTGAATGCTTTGAATGGAGCCTCACAAGATCTAAGAGTGAATGGTTCATTAGTAACCCCAATTGTTTTTACAATATCAGCAGAAGCAGAAAAAGATATTTTCATCGAAGAATTAAGATTTTATGGAAATGCAAACGGTATTCAGTTCGGTAAGTTTTTAGGATTAAATTCAGCACTGACAAACGGAATACTTGTTGAGATAAGAAGTGATGAAATAGTCACTCAATTGCCTTTATTAAAAACGACAGACGATTTAAAACATAAGTTTTCATTCGGTCAAGGGACCGGATTTCAATTAAATATTCAAGCTGGACGCGATGATTTTATGGCTTCATTTAGTCTTTCAACTACATTCCCTATTCGCAAAGCTGGTACATTCGTTAGTGGTGACGACTACATTAAAGTTTACGTTAGAGACAACTTATCAACAATTTTACTAGCATTAGAATTCTTAGCTCGTGGATTTAAAAAAGAGGTTTAAATGTTTATTTCAGATAGAGACGTTAAAGGAAACCCATATTTTTTAGAGTCACCATTTAAGACTAAGGCGACTAAAGAAGGTACACTATTCCGCCGAGTACATGGGCAGACAATAGTTTTAAATGCTAATGGTAGCACGACTTTAAACTTCATTGTTCCATATAATAAAGTGAAAATCAATAAGGCTGATTTCGTCTGGCTTCCAGAAGGATGCCAAGCTGATTTAAAAGTCTACGATAGCCCGACTTCAAGTATGCAAGTTTTAGTTGGAGTGCCAGAGGAATATAGAGTTCCGAATAAATTACTCGATCAATTTGGATTCGCAGCTTGCATTAGCGAAGGATATCACGACGAATACTCTGAGTACGATGCAGACCTTTTAAAAGATATGAAGATCGAGGTAATTATTACTAACCCAACTGCTATTTCAAAAACAGTAGGCGTTAATTTAATTTATCACGAGGTGAAGTAATGGAAATAGTCCAGATACTATGCTGTGAAAATACCGAATGGCTCCATAAGATAGGTGTCTGGGCTATAGAGAAGTCTGAGAGAACTAATTTCAATCACGTTGCTATTTTACTGAAGGATGATTACGGAGTTGAATGGGTTTACGAGGCTGTGTTCCCGCGTGCGCGAAAGATGCGATTCGCAGAGTGGATAAAAAAGTTTAAGATTATAAAGTCTTATAACCTTCCACTATATAAATATGAATACTTTAAATTTATTACTACTGTCCATAGCCAAATTGGTAAACCTTATTCTATATTTCAATGTTTCTTAATATGGATTTCAAACTCGGTCGGCGTGCTTGAGCATTACATCGAAAGCACTCTCTGGAATGGAAATAAATCTTTGATATGCTCTGAGTTCGTAGCTCGCCCAATTGTTGCAGCTATAGGATTCGAGTTTGAAAATGATCTTGATAGTATTGGAATGGATGAAATAGAGTTTTGCTTAAATAAAATTGCCAAAGAACTGACGATACATGATTCTTAAATTAGGTCAGCTCATTCCTATTTTACTGCAAGCTTATGATGGCAGATCAGACCTAACGGTATGGGCTACAATCATAAACGATCTAGGTTTAGTCTTAAAAAAAGTGGCAATGTTTCACGCTGAAAATGGTCTATATTTAAATAATACAGAGACTATGTCGAACACCACTTTTATTACAGTACAATATTCTATTGAGCAAAATGGATATACTATTTCAAATGACACATT